GCACGGACACTACCGGCACGACTTTGACCTTTACCGGCATTCATACTACCCACAAATTCGCCAAGGGCAAGTATAACGCCGAAACTTCCACTTGGGAGAAGGGCACGGCAAAGGGCCTTGTCGTGGACACTCGCGAAAACCTTGCGAACGTGGACGCGTTCTTTACAAGCGTGACCACGCCCGACACTCTCAAGGCGAAGACGGCCTAATAACAACAGGGGGCGGCGGCTCGCCGTCCCCTGCTTCAAAAGACAGGAGGCGTAGACATGGAATTGAAGCTTAACATTTACAACAAAGACAGGAGCATCGAAAAGACCTATCGAGCGAATGACTATGCTGTCATGCACGGCGTCGTCGAAGACTTGCTCGACGCGCTCGACATTGAGGCCATGACCGGCAGCGACAGAGACAGCATGCTTTCCGCTGTGTCTCGCCTGCTGCGGTCGCGCAAGGACGTTATCTATCCCCTTTTGAAGGATATTTTCGACGGCCTGACCGACGAAGAGTTGCGCCGGACGACCACGATCGAGATTGTCGACGTGATTATTTCCGTCGCAAAGTACAGCTTGAGCGAAATTCAGACGCTTGCCTTTCGCAAACGGTAACAAGGGCAAAGACGTCGATAGCAAGCTAACGTTATATCAAACTCTTTTTGATATGACGAACACGCTTTGCAAGATTTATCCGGCTTTGACGCCGTTCGCGGTTCGCAGAGAGCGCGCGAAAGACGTCTTCCTGTTGTATCGCCGAATCATTACGCAGCCGAAAACGCAGAACGGGCAGCGGGTGGACAACAAAGGGCGCATTCTTGTCGAAGCTGGCGACGATTTCTTCTAACAAGAGAGGTGAAAGAGCATGCCGGGCGAAGAGATCGACACTACATTGCGGTTTAATGCCGACATAACCGATTTCAAAGCGGCAATGCAGGAGGCCACGCGCGCGACGAAGCTCGCGAACAGCGAATTCAAGGCCGTCTCTGCCGGTATGGATGATTGGGCAAGCAGTACGGACGGCCTGAAAGCAAAGCTTTCGCAGTTGGCTACCGTGCAGCAGGCGGAAGAACGCAAGCTCGACGTCTTGCGGGAAGCATATCGGAAAGTTGCGGCGGAGCAGGGCGAAAACAGCGCGGCAGCGGTCGACCTCCAAACGAAGATTAACAATCAACAGGCCGTCGTAAACAAAACGGCGGCGGATCATGCGAAATTCGCGAAGAAGCTTGAAGAGGTCGAGGCAAGCGCAGGCGACGCAGCGGACGACGTCAAGAAAGCGGGCGACGCTGCAAAGCAAGCCGGGGAAGACGCAAAGGAAGCGGGCGACGGCTGGACGATTTTCAAAGACGTCGTCGCGGACTTTATCAGCAACGTCATTTCCGGCGCTATTGATTCGATTATGAACGCGGCAGAAGCTACGCGGGAATATCGTCGCGAAATGGCACAGCTTGCGCAAAACGCGACCGACGCAGGCGTCAACATGGACACGGTGAAAGGCAAGCTTGCAGACGTGGCGTCTGTCACAGGCGAAACAGATGCAGCAATGGAAGGTCTAAATATGCTCATGGCTTCCGGCCTTAATACCGATCAAATCGTGCTCGCGGCTGACGCTCTTTCGGGCGCTGCAACAAAATTCGACGGCGTCAAATTCGAGGGCATTGCGGAGGGCTTGCAAGAAACTCTTGCGACCGGTACGGCGGTCGGGCCGTTCGCCGAACTTATCGAACGAACGGGCGGAAACCTCGAAGCTTTTAACGAAGGGCTTGCCGGTTGCACGACAGAGGCGTCGAAACAGCAATACGTGATGCAATGGCTTGCCGAAAGCGGCTTGAAAGACGTACACGACGCCTATGTGCAGAATAACGCCGACTTGGTGGAGGCGGAAAAGGCGCAATTCCGCGTAAATGATGCAATGGCGTCCGTCGGTGCGGCTATCGAACCGATTCAGACCGCTTTGACAAACCTCGGCGCGACGATCCTCGAAAAGGTTGCGCCTATCATTACCGAAATTGTGCAATGGACGCTTGACAACCTGCCTATCATTGAACCGATTGTGACGGGAATTGCCGTTGCGTTCGGCGTGCTGGCGGCGGCGCTCGCGATTCAAGGCATTATCAACGGCGTTACAAAGGCGTTTGCTCTCCTGAATGCGACTTTCCTCGCGAATCCGATTGTTCTTATTGTGGCGGCGATTGCTGGCCTTGTGGCGGCATTTGTCGGCCTTTGGAACAATTGCGAGAGCTTCCGGAATTTCTTTATCGGCCTTTGGGACACGATCACAAACGCGGTCACAAAGGCCGTCAAGTGGATCGGCGACAAATTTACGTCTTTGGTAACGTGGTTCAAAGAATTGCCGGGCAAGATTGCCTCCGCCATTTCTGGCGCGGTGCAGAAGGTGACCACGTGGGGCAAAAATGTCTATGAGGCCGCGAAGAAGAAAGTCTCGGAGACGATTAGCGGCGTGACGACGTGGTTCAAAGAATTGCCGGGCAAAATCGCCTCCGCCATTTCTGGCGCGGTGCAGTCTATCGGGCAATGGGGCGCGAACATGGTCGCGAAGGGCAAAGAGGCAGCAGGCAACCTTGTTTCTTCCATCGTGAACGGCGTGACCTCCCTGCCGGGCAAATTGCTCGACGTGGGCAGAAACCTTGTTTCCGGCTTGTGGAATGGTATTTCTGGTTCTTTCCAATGGATCAAAAACAAGATTTCCGGATGGGTCGGCAACGTGCTCGACTTTATCAAGAATTTGTTCGGCATCCACTCCCCTTCCACGGAAACGGAATGGCAGGGCGAACAGCTTGTCGCCGGCTACGTCAAAGCATTGCAGAACGGTCGTCGCACTATGGCGTCGGCAATGCAAGGACTTGTCAAATCCGGCCTTGATTCTGTGGACGTGAATCCGTCCTTTGGCGGCGCGTCTGGCGGCGTTGGCGGAAAGACGATCATTTTCAATCAGACCAACAACAGCCCGCTCGCGCTCTCCCGTCGCGAGATTTACCGGCAGACGCACAATGCGCTTGCTCACGTCGGAGGTGCTTAAATGTATACGATCACGGTCGAGCGACAGGGCGGCAAGCGTCTGACGCTCACAGGCTTTCACAGCGCCTACAAAGTGAAATATACGGGCCTCGGCGCGGTCGGCGCAAACATCATCACAAGCTCGCGCGGCATGGTCGACGGCGAGAAATACAACGGCTCGCGAGCGGGCGCGCGCAATATCGTCTTGACGGTTTATATCAACGGCAACGTCGAGCAAAACCGAATCAGACTATATCAATATCTTGCGCCGAAAAGCTTTGTCAAGCTGTATTATGCCAACGGCACGCGCGAGGTGTATGCAGAGGGTTACGTCGAATCAAACGAACCGAATCAATTCACGGCGACAAGCTCGAATCTGATTTCTATTCTCTGCCCGTCTCCGTATCTCTCCGCGATTGAAGCTATCGCGCAGGATATTACGGACACGGTCGACATGTTCGAATTTCCCTTTTCTATCGAGGAAGAGGGCGCGGAATTCTCGACGCTTGACGGCAGCGGATATGTCAACGTGCACAATTCGGGCGACGTGTCAACCGGCGCGATTTTCCGCGTGTTTGCGCAATCCGCTGTCACGGGCGCGAACATTTACAACGCCGTAACGAACGAATTTTTCAAGATCACGGGCACGCTTGAAGCGGGCGACTTGGTGACGATCAATACCAACGCCGGAAACAAGCGCTTGACGATCACGAAAAGCTCGGGCGTGACGGTCAATGCGTTGCACAGGATGGCAGACGGGTCGTCGTGGCTACAAATGGCGGTCGGCGATAACTATATCGCCTATACCGCCGACGAAGGAGCAGCGGCAATGTCTGTCAGCGTGGAGCATAACAATCTATTTGTCGGGGTGTGATGTATGGACTTCAATATTTACGATTCTGGCGGCGTCTGGATCGGCATTATCGAAGAACCTACGAGCGCCATTTGCACGCGGAGTTATAACAAACCGGGCGACTTCGAGATTTACACGCCTGCAACGGCGGAACTTCTCGACATGATTGCAGAAGACTACTATATCACGCGGCAAGGCGATAACTCTGTCATGGTCGTCGAACGGTTGGAATTGACGACAGATGCAGAAGAGGGCGACTTTGTCAAGATCACGGGGCGCTCTGCCGCCTGCCTGCTTGATAGGCGCGTTGTATGGCAGCAAACCACACTCACGGGCCGCGTAGATCGGGCGATTTACAAGCTCATAAACGAGAATGCAATCAATCCATCAAACCCGGATAGAAAATTGCCGCTTGTGATGGACGTCCCGGACGTGCTGGCGGCTACGATCAGCGCGCAGCACACAGGAACAAACCTGCTTGAGGCGGTCGAATCCATATGCGCGGCGTATGGGATGGGCTTCCGCGTCGTCAGCGACAGCAGGACGGAAATCAAATTGCGCGTAGAGCTTTACGTCGGGAAGGATCGGCGAGCGGGTCAAACGATCAATTCGCCGGTTATCTTCTCGCCGGAATTTGAAAACCTGTTGTCAACGAATTACGCTTTCGA